TTACCCTTCCGCCATAAGTGCCGGGGGTCTTATAGCCATCCGCGATCATGATGATATCTCCTGGCAGCAGAAGAATTCCCTCGCTCGCCACCTTGAATGAAACTGTTTCTGTGTTGTATATGTTGCTTGCGATCGTATATCTCCCCAGCCGCTTAGCTTGTTTCTTATCTGTGCAGCCCAGAGCCCTAATTTGCACAGGGCGATAGCCGTAGCGCTCTATACCCTCCGGGTGGTTAACGGCTACCTTTGTCTCTTGATAAAAACGATTCGGGTCTATAAAGCTAACATCTGCAACTGTGCGTCTTGCTGCTTTCGCTACCCCTTCATAAGTGAAGCATGGGGATTTGACCTCACCCTTTTCATCCTTCTCTTGAATCACGTTTGATTCAGTAAACAGTTTTATGTCGGCTTCTGACGTATATGGTTTGTCCACAACTACTCCAATCTTTCCGCCGGCGTAAAATATCTGCGCCTGGAATACTGCAGCAACGCCCTTGATCAAGTCGTAGGCATCCGATGACCCATCAATGACCCCATTAAATGTGATCGAGTTATCTTCGCAATACTTAGCGGCTTCTCTGAACGAAGCAAGATCTACATCCGACATTAAAATGCCGGGTTGGAATACTGTCCCTCCACTGCCGCTGCTTTTTGTGTATTTCCTCCCACCCGTGCCGTATCTGGGGTTGGTCAGCAAGTCTAAAAGTACGTACGCGGGGTTGGTGCTGTAGGCATAGCTAATCGCAAGACTGCTGCTTATTGTTGGAACCTTGAGGCCCTTGCACTTTGCGTAAATAGTCGGCATCTGCGTGAATTCAGACACGTCGAACTTCAGCCCCAGAAGAGAGGTGTTGGGGTAGAGCAGCTTTTCGCTCCACATAATGTCTGCTGATACAAATGTGACATCGCCTTTGACCCACTGCCAGCTCGTACTGCTCTTGTCACCTGCTGAATTTTCAGGATCCGGTGGGGCTCCCCTATCTAGTCTGGTTATGCGGATACTTATAGGCTGCTCGACGCCACTGATGTCAACTTCGAGTATCTGAAGTTTTGCTGCTTTTACCGCCCCTTTGTTCCCCCATTCGTAGATCTCGCTAAAAAATGTTGTTCCCGTTCCATCAATACAGTCGACAATGTATCTGAGAAAGTTGGTTTTGCCCCTCGTCGTGTAATCAACATATTTTGTCCATGCTGTACCCTCAGCTCCATAGCTATTGATGCAGTAGCAAGGACCGTACTGCAATCTAATTTTCAATGTGTCAGCGTAGGGCTGTTGAAAGGAGCGGATGATTTGCTGGTTGGGATCTGAACCATCCATTGCTTGCAATGACGCGCCTGCTGACAAGTGAAAGCCACCAGACTTAACGAACGAGCATGGTTGAGCGGTTTGCGCCCCGTCTGTAAGCTCAATGTTGTCGACACTCGACGAAGCCAGGCGGGCTCCGTTTAGATATATGTTGTCCTTAGCGTCACCCGCAAGGCCCTCGATCTGACCTTCAGAAATTACGCCCAGATAATAGCCTTTGTTGTCATCGATGTAAGACGAGATAACGGGAATGCTCTGACATAAGAAGGTTCCGTACAGAAGTGGTATAGGGGTACCAGCGTTTGCTGTGGCGATTGCCCCATCGAATACGGCGTCATCAGCTTCTTTGCCTTCAGTGTAATTATCACCCTGCGGAGTACCTGGACTCAGAAGACCAGCAACACCCGTGAATAGTAAACCAAAGCCTAACGCGGCAATCGCTGTCTGAATCCCCGCTGAAATTGTGCCCGCAGCGCCAAAGGCAACCAGGCCAAATCCTGTAAAGGCAAAGACAATCAGAACAATGCCTAGGAAAATGTTCAGAATATCCTTCCACTCAATTGCGCCTGTGATTACTGGTACTAATACAAGTTCAGTGCAGTTCATCCCCAGTTCTTCCGCACTAACTCCTTCCCTATTACGGTTGGTTAGTACGCGCCAATAGATCCCGCACTCATGGGAGCCCTCCATAAAAGTGCGGAATCCTGGGATCTTGTGGCATAGAGCTCTTATAGCGTCATTGGGGTTCTGGACGTTGAGGTTGTACTCTCTCCCGAATTTCTTGCCTGCGACGCCCTCGAGGATGATCTTCATGATGAGCCTAGAATCTTCTCGTAGACGGCTAACCCTTCTTCTGCAGACCAGCGCTCCAGTCTGTCAGCCTCTACTACATATAGGTAGGAGACCAATTCCATATTGGCAGCTACAGCAATATCGTGATCGCTAAACCCTTTCATGCCTTTAGGGTGCGAGTGAAATATCTCCTTTGGCCTGTACTTCATGTAGTCCTCGGCCGAGAGAACAAAGCTGACATCTGGCCTGTTAGATGTGTTCTCACACCGGATCGCTTGGTCACCCACAATGCACCCGCACGCTTCGTCCGGAAGCGCTGCGAGCGCGTGCTCAGCAATCTCCCTATAGAGCTTCATGAGGTGGCGGCGGGGAATCCCCCGAATGGGAAGGGCTCAGAATTTCTCTCTTTACAGTCTGATAGGGTTTTGGCGCATGTGGTTTTAGATGATGTGGATCCACATTCAGGACTTCCGTACGCAAAAGGGCAGTAGTTGGAATATAGCTTCCTTGAGGGTATTTGTAGCCCCTCCAAATCCATTGCCGACGCTAGTTCGTAGATGACACCCAGATTTGTTTCTTCTGTCTTTCTATTGAAATACCAAAGTTCTGGCGCGAAGACTGCTGACGGATCGTAAGTTGATACACTTGTGCCGCCAACCGAATGTAGGTATTTAGCGTAGGTCCGAATCCGCCAAAACTTAAATCCTATGAGATCTTCAAAGTCATAGGACAGATTTGTTAACTGACCGTCGACATTACCTATTGCAACCTTGGGGTTTGGGAGCCTGTTGCTGCCTGTGAGCTTAAAGTCGGTCGCGGCTATTGGGACTGGTTGGTAATTAACCAGCTTCGTGCTGTCTATTCTCTCGTCAATAAACTTGACCACCTTACCCCCCGTTTGTTCCGGAGAGACCAAGTAGATCTTCCCGCCCCAGGAAGTGCTCAGATGGCTTCCGTCAATTATGTACAGGTTTACTAGGGCGTCCTCTTTCATTAGTTAATCCCTCGCAACTCCTGTACCAGTGAGGCCTTAAGGACACCAGGCTTGTTCATGCTCAGTGCTGCTGTCTGCGTGTACCCGTCCCAAGGCCCTTTTATAGACGTTGTGTTCAAGACAATGCTGGCCGCTGCCTTTGTGTCATCTTGATATTCTTTTAGGCGGTCTTTGTAATCCTGTAGTGCACCGCCTACGGAATCATCCCAAGCCTTGCCTACTAGTTTGCACATGTGAGCCTGCCAGTCTGACAGCCCCCCTTTACCCTCATGGGCAACTGGGGAAATGCCAAAACCTTCGTAATAGTCAGTCTTGCCGTCCCAGCCACCGTACAGCACGCCTAGAAGGGTACTGTCCTGATGGACTTTCTTGGTCCCTCGGCTACTGAATAAACTGTTGTATGCTCCACCATCCTCCCCAGCAGCCAGATCAATCCAAGCCGCTCCTCTAACGCTTAGAAATCTAAACAGAGTTGGTACATCCGACATTACGAATGTATCTGGATCTTCCACTTCGTCTGTGTGGATATATGGGTACCCACCGCTCGGTGTGGATTGGGGTGTGTTTTCCCAGCCCATGTCTATCCAGAAGCAATTTGCAGTGCTTTCTGCTAACTCATTGACGCTACCAAAACCATACGACGTGATAACTGAGGGACTGGGATAGTCGTTGGATTTAGCTACTGAACCAGAATCGTTGTAGATCTCGGTATATCTCCAGGGTTCAGTCCCTATTTTGCTGTCGTATATCTTTTCTACTTCTGCAGCTGTTATGTCTTTAATCTTGCCTGGGTAGCCATTTATCAAATCTCTCCGGAGGTTGTAGAAGTCAGTCTCCGCTTCCTCTAACACCTTGATGGCATCTAGTACGTCAGTTGTTTTAGGCAGGGTGACGTCAAGGGTGCCGGTATTCACAACAGGGTAGCGTGCCATTTCTACGGGGCGAATGCTTCTTGGAGTGTAAAAGTAAATATGTGGCGTGCTGTTGATGGAAGCAACTGTTCGGTGTACGAGCCGTTCTTTAGTCGGTAGCGCTTTGACGTAGTTGAAAAGGGGCTAAGCGTAGCTACAAAGTAATCACCTGTAGCTACTGAGTCCAAGTTTGTTTTAAGTGTGGAGGCGTCACTGGAGGACAGCGGCTTAGTGGTTATTTCGTACTCTGTCGATCTTGAGTTGATGCCATCTTTTTGAATCTGCTCATACCCATCGCCAAAACCGTACTTCTTAACCCTGTGGAAAACCTTTTCGCTGACGTTGATAGTCAAGTCAAGGGATAGTGCTTTATCGGCCACTCAGCATGCCTCCAGGACGTTTCTCTTCAAGAATTACGCGCTTAACTGCATTATCAAGAGCTTTACCGAGTTTACCGGCCTGATCCCCTCCCATTTCAGTCTCGGTCTTGCCGGAGCTTTCTACGTTCACGGTGATATTTGTTGTGATAGGGCCTGTTCCACCGCCCTCTCCACGCATTTCTACGGGAATCGCCTTGCCGTTGGGGAGCGGAACAATGGCCTCGTTATAGGCACCTTCCCCTACCAGGCCCAGAGTTGGCTTCTTAACCACACCACCAGCAGCAAAGGGTTGGAAGCCCCCTACTAGCACGTTCCCGTTCTTACTAAATACGCTGGCGAACCCAGCACCTGAACCCATGAACATATTTGCGCCGCTGGCTGATGCACCTGACGTGAGCAGGCTGTCCATTTTGAAGCCAGCGCTGCTGTCTCCGCCAAACAGCCCTCCCAGCATTCCACCGCCACCGCCTCCCATCGTGTTGCCAAAGAGGCCAAGCAAGGATTTGAGGACGAGCATCTTGATCATGTCTGCAATGATTTTCTGTGCCATTTGGAAGAATGAGTCGGCAATGCTTGTGAACATGTCAGCCAGCACTTCTTTGATCGTCTTTGACCCCGTGAGAATGTCTCGGACACCGAATGAGAACGCCTGTCCAACGGCCTGGCCTACCCCAGACGCCACATCACTCAGCATCTGGAATTGATTTCGCATGGCCTCAAACTCCCCTTGACGCTCTGCATCAAAGAGTTTCTGTTGCCGGAATTCTTCAAATTTTGCCCTTAGTTCGTCATATGCTTCACCGGTGCCAGTACGCCAGTCTGCATTTTCCTGGTCTAACCTTGCAGCCTCAGAGGCAATTGCTCCCTCGGCTAGAATCCTTTGCTGTTCCCGAGGGTCGTAATATGTTTGCGCCTGCATCTCGGCATTTCCTGTGATGATTCCCTGAGTCGTGCCAAGGGAACTCTGACGGGTCTTATTCATCAAGTCGATGATTGCCGCTTTTTGACGCTCTGCTTCGAGTGCCTGCAAACGAAGCTGCAGCTCCGTATCGAGTTGTTCTTTTGTACCTCCAGGTCCATAGAAGCGCTTCTTAAGCTCTTCTTCGATTTTCTTGAGCTTCTCAGCCGTCATGCCCCTTTGCTTTCCAGCCTCCTCGATGGCTTCAGCCATCTCGCGCTCGTAGATTCTCAGTTTCGCTAGCTGCTCCCCGTAAATAGCTACCTTGTCAGGATCCATGCCTTCCTTGGCCGCTGTTGCAAACGCCTGGACCTGAATAACGACGTCCTTGAACTGCTCTACTGGAATCTTGGGCGCAAGGGTCTTGAAGAACTGCTCCAGGTTCTGTTGGTCAGTTATCTGCTGATTCAGACGCTCAAACTGAAGTAACTGATCATTCAATCCAATCAACCCGCGCTTAGCCGCCTCGACCCCAGCAGTTGAAGGGGCAGCGACTGCCCCGGTGTCCATCGACGGGCGAGCAGGAGCGGCGCCTGCAGCGGTGGCTTTGCTGCCTTGTTGGAGGTGCAGGAACCGGTTGCCCAGCCCGAACCCAGAAGCTGCCGTGTAACCGCCACCACTGGGATCAAAGCCCACCTGACCCACAGGCACCGGAATCGGTGTGCCCATGGGGACTGCGATGTCGATAGCACCGCTGCTGGCGCCTCTTGCGCGACCGCGAGTCGAGTCGTGGGCTTCCTGCTCCAACTTCAGGAGACGACGGAGCTCCCCGGAGTCGGTGACCCTTGTGATGTCCTTGTTGATGTTGGACAGCACCATGTACTTGACGCCCATCTGCTGCCAAGCCTTGATGATGGCTTCGGCCTCTTTGATTACGTTCTCCCTATTAGGCCCACGGATGTCGAGGTGGGGACCAGTGCTACGTCCGCTGCTTCCGACACGGGCGGTGGCTCCTGCAGCGCCGGGGAGCATCACCCCACCAGCGCCTGGGTTGCCGCCCATGTTGGCGAGTTCTTGCTGCTTTTTGACGTAGTCAGCAGCGTCCATGTCGATCTTGGCACCCTGCTTTTTGAGCTCCAGGATCTTTTGGGCGATGTCGAACTTGTAGTTCTCGATCTCTCTTTCGATCTCAGCGGCACGGATTTGGAATTCTCTCCGCCGTGCCTCGATATTGGTTTCGCCTTTCTCCTTTTCAACTAGGTAGGTGTTCAGCGCCTCCAGTGCTGCAGCAGAAGCGCCTTCCTGACCGTCGATCAGCTTCCGGTTGTAGATATCCAGCTGGCGAATCCTTAGCTCTTCCCCGGCTTGGAACACCTCGATTTGTGCCCGCGCCAGCTCCATGCGGGCACTGAATTCGGCGTTTGCGACCTCGCGGCCGAGCTGTATTTGCTGCTGAGCCAGCTTTTCATTCTGGTCGCTGAGAGCTTTGGCCCGTGTTGTGACCTCCTCTTGAAGAGCTTCGCGCTTTTTTGTCTTCTCGTATGCGGTCAGGGTATCTGTGTATTCCTTTTCCGCAGCAAAGCGCGCGCCTACCTGCTTTTGTAATTCTGCTTCCCTGCCTCTAATTGCTTCCTTGAGTGCATTTATGCCACTAATATCCAGCCCAAATGCGAAGCCTTCTCTATCGGCAAGTTCCTTTTTAAGCTTTTTGATTTCTTCGATTAGATCCTCTACCTTCTTGTCTGCTTCGGCAAAGGCTTCTTTTTGTTCGGATAATTTTGCGGTAACAATGCTTTCTGCCAGTTCTCTCTGAGCGCGTGCTGCCGCTGAGGAATTTTCATCTACTTCTCTTAGCCTTCCGTTCAAATCCTTAAGAGCGTTAGCAGCTCTCTTGTCGCTCGCGACTTTCTCCTGAGCGCGTTGCCAACGGCCAAAAGCATCAACTATTGCCGTAATTGACAATTGTATAATGAGCAGGACCGCGTTGAACTTCAGGACGTTCAGCGCAAGTGCCTTAACACCATTGCCTAGGGCGTTGGCAGCGACGTTTGCGGTCGCCATCGACGTACCTGCCGTTTTCGCGGCAGCACCTGATGCTGTCAGGGATGCAGCCAGCTGATTGATGGCTGGGATCGCGACCCCTAACCGGGCCACCAGGGCGGTGATGGATTGCCCTAAGGCGTTCATCAGCGTCCCGGCTGCTATCAGCGCCTGGCCGAGTACTCTGGCGATAGCTGTAGCTGCCGTCGTGACAGCGGCGACCACGCCCCTCCACATCTGCGTGAAGGCCACGCCGGTGGCTATGAGCTTCACAAAGCCCATGACACCCACTGTCTCCAGCAGCTTGAACTGGGCCGCCAGGGAGCTGAAGTACTGAACCGCAGGAAGCTCCAGGAATTGTCCGTAGAGCTGGAGCAGTGACGAGGTCGCAGAGATCAGTGGCTGTGCGGCAGCCAACAGGTTTTGGAATGCCTGCAGGAGCTGCTGGAACACTTCAACCTTCAGGCCCACGAAGCCTGCTGCGAGCCTCCCCAGTCCCTGGCTCAGACTGGCGATGCTTTTCACCAGTAGGTCAAAGACGTTCCGCAGCGGCTCAGCGACCTTGGCTGCCAGAGCCTGGATTTTGGTGGCTACACGATCAATGGTCTGCGCGGCGGCATCAGCTGCCCTCTGGGCTTGAGCGTTACCTCCGCTAAAGGAGCGCGCATTCCCGATGGACTGGGTGCCAATAATTGATGCTGCGCCGGCAAAGCCCGAGCCGAGGGCCTTGGCGGCATCCATCGCTTGCTTCTTGACGCCGCTCAGCAGGTTGTAAACCTTGTTCAGCCCTGCGACGAGGGGATCTACGAGTGGTGCACCGAGATCCTTCCCGATCAGCTCTGCAAGGTCGCGCAGGTTCGAGGTGACACCGCTGAACGTCTTGGCTGCAATGGCTTGACCGGCTACAGCCGTAGCCAGCCGCTTGTTCAGGAAGCCAACGACACCCTCAGTGCTCTCCTTGGCCTTTTTGACGTCTTCATTGGTGATTCCCAGCGCTTTAGCCAGGTAGGAATCAGTGGTGATGTCACCGCGCAGGATTGATCCGATCTCTTGGCGAGCCTGGTAGAGCGGGATGCCAAAGGTTCCCAGTGCGCCGGAGAAGGCAATCGCAAGGTCTTCCGCGTCCTTGAGGCTCCCTCCGATGGACCCGACCTGTTGGGCCACCATGCCGAAGACTTCGACGACCTCACCGCTGGTAACGCCGGCAAGGTCCAGTGAGCGCTTACGGATGCTCTCGATCCGCTTTTCAATCGCCCCTGTCAAGGCCACGATGGCCTTGTAAGGGTCCTCGATCTTCCTTCCACCCTGGAAGACGTCGTTGGTTGAGGCGAGCGCGGTCTGAGTCTTGAGAATCTGCTCTCTGAGAGCGATCTCCTGCCCGATGGTGGCCTTGAAGAAGCCACCGAAGGCGCCCTGTAGCGCGCCTGTGATCTGCTGGAGGCCGTACAGAGCAAAGCCAACCTTTGCCAGGCTGTTGGTCAGCTTTGCGACTGCGCCAACGGAACCCTCAAAGCTGTTTTTGAGGATATTGCCGGCCTTGGAAGCATCCTTCAGATCCCGGCTGATTTGAGGGA